CCAACTGACTCTGCACTAAAAGATAATTCTCTATTTGCTAATTTTGTTTTAACTTCAGTTCTTACAGACTCATTATTTCCTCCACCCAAAATTGTTACTATTGGGGTATCTACATAATCAAATCCTGAATTTGTTACTATTAATTCCTTTACAGTTCCAGAGAGTTGAGGAATTAAAGTAGTAACAGTATCAATACCAGAATTAACTAAAAATCTTGGAGGGTTAAGAATATCATAATTTTCTCCACTATTTAAAATATTAATACTTTCAATTTCCCCATAGTAAATTTTATCATGAGATTTATAATTTTGTAGTTCTACCCCATTTACTAAAATACCTGTGGCCCCTGGAGGTGTAATTTTTTCTTCAGAAGAAATTTTAGTTACTTTAGGTATTTTTTTAAATATTTTACTGCTTACAAAATTAGATCCATATAAGTCGCTATCAATTACATTAAATGAAGATACATATCCTTTTATATTAGTACTAATTCCTGGGTTAGATAATTCTGAAAAATTTATAAAAGATGATAACCCTACATTAGATTTTGAATATGATAATTTAATTGTATCTTCATCTATTTTTTTAACAATTAATGATATTCCAGTATCAATTCCAACATTGTTATCAAATTGACCAACTATGGAGTAATCTTTTATAGTAACTAGTTCTCCATCATAAAAATTATGTGCTCCTAAAAGAGTTTCATAATCAGGAACACCATTTTCATCTTGAACTTGAACCACAAAACTAGATTCCCTTTTGTATGGATTCGTGTTAAAATTGGGAAGTCCATTAGAAGTTATGTAATTATATTCAGTATCAGTGTAAGCATTCTGAATATTTGCAGTATATTTGTTATTAATATCAGAATATTGAGTTGATGCAGTTTTTATTAAGAACCTTCTAGATATTATTTTTTTGCCAATATATTCAGATAATCCAGATGTGTTGATTGAAAACTCATTAGTTACTCCTGTTGCTACTCCAACCCTAACAGAAGATTTTAACAGTTCATCTGTATTGTATTGATATAAGTTTATAAAATCACCATCTTTTAAATTATGGGGATAATTTGTTCTCACTATACCATTATCTACACCAATTCCAATTGAATCATTAGTTGATAATGTTTGTTTAATTTCTCCGGAAAATATAGTTAGTGGATAATTATAAACTAAAGATTTAGAAAATGTATTTTTTTCTATATTACCAAGATTTTCTACCCTAATCAAATCATCAGGAATTGCATTTAATGCAGTAGTAGAATTAATTCCAGATAAAACATTACATACTCTTAATTTAACTAAATTTGCAATATTTCCATTTTCGTAAGAATAAACAAAGTTGTCTCCAAATACCTTAGTTTTTCTTGAAATATCTTCTACTATTCCAGTACAATTTAAAAATTGATTTACAGTAGTATCAGTATAACTAATCTCTAAATCATTAATTATTAATATTCCTGATTTTTCAAATCCTACAGTGGTATCTACTGTAAGAATATTACTGCCACTAACAATATCTTCAGTAACAAACGTCTTTGGAGTAACAGAAAATTTGCCAAAGATTGATCCTTTGGGATTTAAGTTTTGAGAATATCCAGAAAAAATACTTATTCTATAAAAATTTTTTCCATTTAAATAAATTTTGTCCACATCATAAATTGATCCATTCGCAGAAAACACATTAGATGAAGTTTGATCTTGATATAATGTTTGTCCCTTAATTTTGAGAGGATCTCCATCTACTAATTCACATAAAATTGATTCTACAACTACCCACTTATCATCAGATGGAACTAAACAAAAATCTTTTGGATTTACAATTGTTACATCTTCATTATATAAAAGTTTAAATAAAATTTCATAGGACTCTTTAGTTCCTTTTGATTGATAAAAATTTCTAACTTTACTTATAAAATTTGCAGGATTAATTTGATCATCAAATTCTACTTCTTCAAATCCTGGGGCAAATTGATATTTAATTTTTTTAAAAAATTCTCTTAAAAATAAATTACTAAGATTTAAAACAATTGATTCTGATGCATGTTCTGCAACTTCTGTATCAGAAAAAACTAAAAATTCTGGATTATTGCTATCAGATAAACTTTCTACTCCACTAAATCCCCTAAAGCATCCAGTAAAAGAATTTGTGGTTATTCCAGTATAAGTAATAATCTCATCATCTATTTTAAGAAGACCATATTTCTCTGGCCAACCTTTAGTAGATTCTACATTAATTACACCATCAAAATATTTTACATCAGAAGTTAATGTAGTGCTTTCTATTAAATTATCAATATTAAATGCATCTACATTTTTATAAGATACTAAGTTTTCAGCAATATCTACTGAACCACCTTGATATTCTTGTGAAATATAATATTGCTTTAAGAATTCTGCAAAATTTTGATTTTCTGCTAAAATAAATTCTGGTATTTGATTTTCAACAATATCAATTATCTTAACTGTGTTAGTGTCTTTATTCATTTTATACTCTTACTTTTTCTTCAGAAAAATAGCTAGGTTCTGGAACAAATCTACTGCCTGAGACATTTTCACCAGAAGATATTAAATCTTTTACCATAGAAATTTGACTTTTACCAACATCTAATTTTAAATATATTGACTTTTTAGCTATAACATCATTTGAATATGGAATAGCTTCAATTTCAATTATATTGTTTGGCAAAACAGTAGAAGATACATTTATATTATCTATATTAATTTCTCCAGTGACATAATTAACTTCCCCAATATTTTTTGACTTAGTTATTACGTTATTATTAGAATCTAATGAAAATAAAAATAAAGTACCTTTTTTCAAATCAGAATTAGGAGTATCTGAAATATAAACAATATCACCATCTCCATTAATTTTAAATCCTGTAGATCTTATATTGTAATTTTGATTAGTTACATTAAATTGATTTTCAAAACAAATTAAATATTGAGTTTTTTCATTTAAAATAGCACCAACATTCCTTCTAATTTTTACTTTTGTAATATTTGAAGTAATTGCTGTGCTTGTAGAATCTATAATACTAGAAACTTTACTATATTTAAATCTTCCTCCAAATTTATTTAAATCAGTAGTGGATGAATAAGAATCTAAAGATGATATAACTTTAGTTTGCAAGTCACTTACAGAGTTAACTAAATTTGAATTATAGTATACAGAGGAATCTAATTCTACATAAAGAACATTTATATCAACAAACTCTGGTTGAATTCCTGCTACACTATACTTCTTAAGAGTTTGTAAAAGTGTTTCTTTAGTAGATTCTGATAAGTAATCTGAATTTTTTGGTTTAACTGCCAAAAATACTTTACCATATTGAGGTGGGGATGTTTCTTCACCCCCATATGCAGTCACTGATTCTAAGTTTGGGTAGATAGATGGCAGTAAAGCCTCATAATCCAATGCAGTAACTGCTCTGTATTGGGAAGAATATAGTCTAGGAGCATAATATCTAACAGATTCTATGGATTGAATGTCATCTCCATTCTGCGCTGATTGATTTGTAGTAATATTTTGTGCTTTTCCACTCAAATCAGTGTCATCATTTGCTTTAATTATGCCAGAAAATGCAAAATTTGCTGCGCCATTGCCATTTTTTCCATTAGTTACAATGTATGAGACATTAATTTCATTATTATTGCTTAATTTTTTGCCAAAAATTCCGTCACCAAAGAAAATTTCATATTTTTCATCAGAAATTTCTTGAACTAAGAAAATTTGAGACTCTGAATTGATTCCAATGATGTTGTCAATGTAATTATATTGCTCTGAAGTGGTATCTTGAGAGGTATTTTTAACTTTTACTCTTATTGTTGAAGTGTCAATGTACGGATTGGGTAAAATATATTTTTGATTTGGCAGTGAAGTGTCTACTATAAACTTTTTAGTTAAAAATGTTCCTTCATAAATCTCAATATTATCAAAAACTGCTTGTCCGTTAGAAACACCAACAGTAATATCTTCTGGAATAGAGAAAATGTAACTGCTATTGTTTAAATCTCCAGTACAAACAATACCAGACTTTAAAGTTGCAGTTTTTATTGAGGTACTGATGTTAGAAACAATAAATGAAACAGTAGCTTTTGCTGATCTTCTTGAAAGGGGAACATATCCAATGTTCCTTGCAAGAGAAACTACATTTTCTCTAATGGTAGCACTATCTATAAATGCCTCATTAACAACCATGTTAGTGTTATAGGCAGTCAAATATGTATTATATGCTAAAACATCAATTAAAACAGAAAAGTTTGATCCCTCAAAATCAAAATCTGTAAAATTTGAGTTAGATCTTAAGTAGTTTTTAATTGATGCTTTGACTTGATCAAAATCTAAGTCAGTAAATTGAGTAAATGCCATTAGTACCTAGTTGGTTGAAGTATAAACGTTATAGATTGTGCTGTGAGATCTAATCCAACTATATCATAAACTATATTTACCTGAATTTCATTTTGATCTGGGATAGAAAATGCAGATACAGTTTTTAAAGAAATTCTAGGTTCAAAGTTTTTCAATACCGTTTTTATTTCTTCTTCAAGGGAATCTTGCAACCCACTTTCTGCTAGACTAAACAAATAACTTTCAACATTAGATCCTAATAAAGGATTAAAAAATCTTTCTCCTATTCTAGTTCTTACTAAATTAGTGACTGACTTCTTAACAGCATCTTCATTTCTTAAAATGCCAATGTCCTTAGTAACTGGATGCTTCAAAAACGATAAACTAATATCTTTGAATTGTCTAGATATATTATCTAATGGCACTTTTTTGGTTGAATATAATACTTTTATTTATTGGGGTTTACCATAGACAGGCTCAGTCCCATACTCCCAATCATCATAATCTTCATCATTTCTAATCCCCTCATGAATATCTGCTTGTTCTTTTAGATAATGTTTATGCTTTGGGATATCATCATGCATAATTTCTTGAATTGTTTTTTTATCTGTGGGTACATTGTAATCTGTAACTAGTTTTGTAGTTCCCCACATTTGATACATATAATCTTTATTTCTGTCTGTAGGTAAGTTTGACATAAATGCTCCTAATTCTAGTGAATTAGAACTTTTTACGGGGTTCCTATCCCAAATTGTCAATGTTAGTTCTATGTAAAGTATAATTTTTTTGAATTCTAATGTCGCTGTTTTTGAAAGTCCAACAACTCCCACCATTATCTAAAAATACAACCCACTCAAGATCATGCTCTTGTGATCTATCTATCAAAAAAAATGCCCAGCCTGATCCTTTAGGGGTCAGAACTGGGATTTGTGGATCAAGTTGAAGCATTATTTGCCTTGACCTCTGTATTTTTTCTTTGCACCATTACGAGATGTTGGTGAAAGTTTGGTATGTTGAGAACAACCCTGACGAGTCTTTTTTGGTTTGCTCTCAATAATAACTTTGTTTGTCAGTGAGGGACGCTTTGCCATAATATTAATCCTCTGGTGTACCAATGAATTCTACCACAAGGTCATCTGGTTTGGGAAGCCCCTTTTGGTAGAAT